GGGGGTATATACGGGATAGCACCCCCTGGCTTCCAGCATTAACCAGCGCCCCGGCTCTTCCAATTTTTCACAGTTGACGTAAGCGTGGCAATGTGATAAAATGGTAGTGTAAGAAAGGGGTGAAAGTGTATGGACGAAATCGTTCAGCTTATTTCAAACGTGGGCTTTCCTATTGCTTGTTGTCTTATCATGTTTTTCTATGTCAACAAATCTGCGGAATACCACAAGGAAGAGATTAGCAATCTGACGAAGGAATACAAGGCAGAGATTTCCGAGCTTTCTACTGCTATCAATAACAACACTTCTGTCATGCAGTCTCTTATCAACACGCTCACGATTAAATGACTGAGCAAGAACTGAGAACGTCAGTTTACAATTTCGCTCAATCGTGCATCGGCCTTAATGAACACGACGGCAGTTATAAGAAAATAATTGACGCCTATAATAGCTACCAAACAGATGTAGGCGGCCCGACTGTTACTTATGCTTCACCGTGGTGTGCAGTGTTCGTTTCATACGTCGGCATTGCTTTAGGCTTAACGGAGATTATTTTTCCGACAGCCTCTTGCCCTTACATGGTAACGCTATATCAGAACGTTAACCGATGGGAAGAAAACGACGCTTACGTTCCTCAAATGGGGGACATTATTCAATACGATTGGGATGACTCTGGTTCTGGTGATAATCAGGGGCAGCCAGACCACTGCGGTATAGTTGGCGTTGTAGACGGAAATTCGTTTACAGTAATTGAGGGTAATAACGGCGATTCTGTTAAGTTGATGGAACGTCAAGTAGACCAGAAGTCTATTCGTGGCTACTGTTTACCCGATTACGCAAGCATGGCCTCCGAGGGGCTAGAGTGGGTAGCTTATTACACTAATGAGCTTGGCAAAATGACGGCAGACGCAATGAGAAACAATGCCCGCATCATCTGGAATTATTTCGGGGCGTTAGGTTGGTCAGTCAATGCAGTTGCCGGTATGCTCGGGAATATGCAACACGAATCGCAGCTCAATCCGGCACAAACAGAATTCGGCTTTGCGCTTGGCAATCCGTTGGCAGGTTACGGCCTTGTTCAATGGACACCACGCACGAAGTTTAGCGATTGGGCGGGCGATGGATGGGACGACCCGGCGCTATGCGGTGACATGGAATTAAATCGCATCAAGTTTGAGTATGATACGAATTACCAGTTTGGCGACAATCCATATTTTCCGTCTTACACATATACTTGGGAAACTTTCATTCATTCAACAGATTCCCCCGCCACTCTTGCTGATACATGGTTTGTTCAGTATGAACGCCCTAATGTTGCTTCGTGGAACGAAACAAGGGGAATTCGCATGACCTACGCCGACAAATGGTATACCTACCTCACAAATCTCCCAGCCCCACAGCCAACCCCTAAAAAGTCAAAGTCAATGCCGTTATGGATGATGATAAATCCATACGCCAGATTTTATTAAGGAGGAATTTTAATGTGCTAACCCGTGAACAGTTTCAGTCAATTATCGGCAAGTATGCTACAGCCGATGATGAAGCCACGCTCAAAGACGTTTCCGACCTTATGACTACGTTTGATGAAATGTCCAACCCGCAGTTGCAGCAGGAGCGCGACGAATACAAAGAAAAGTATGAGAACGTGGTAAAGGAATACAAAGACCGTTTTCTTACCCCGAATTCTCCGGCAGACCCAAAACTCCCGGAAGATGAACCTGATGAAGATGAATCTCCGGAAAAATATGACGATTTGTTTTCTTGAAAGGAGTAAATGCTTATGCCTGTTAAGCCTAAGATTAGGACGCTTACCACGTCCGCAGCGGACATTCTGAATGTTATCCGCAATAACGCTTCGGTCGATTACCGAAATTATGTTCCCAAAGCTGACGCAAACGATGTTGAATCTGTTCGCACGATTGGCGCGATTATCATGGATTATCCAGCTCTCCAGAACGAATTCCTGAACGCTCTGGTTAACCGCATTGGCCGCGTTATGCTCACGTCGAAGATGTACTCTAACCCCATTGCGTTCTTCAAGAAGGGCGTTCTTGAATACGGCGAGTCCATTGAGGAAATCTTCGTCAACATTGCAAAGGTTCAGGAGTTCAACCCCGAGATTGCCGAGCAGGAAGTTTTCAAGCGTGTCGTGCCTGATGTGCGCGCTGCGTTCCACATCATGAACTATCAGAAGTTCTACAAGGCAACCGTTACGCAGGAGCAGCTTAAACAGGCGTTCCTGTCGTGGGATGGCGTGACTGACCTTATCGCTCGAATCGTCGATTCCATGTACACGGGTGCGAACTACGACGAGTTCCTTGTTATGAAGTACCTGCTTGCTCGTCACATTCTTGATGGTCGTGTGTACCCCGTCACTGTCCCGACCGTGACTGCCGAAAACGCGAAAGCTATTATCACCACCGTTAAGGGCGTGTCCAATAAGCTGACGTTTATGAACAGCGATTACAACCCGGCGGCTGTCCGCACCTTCACCGAAAAGGGCGACCAGTACATGATTGTGAACTCTGTGTTCGATGCGACTATGGACGTGAACGTCCTTGCTTCTGCGTTCAATATGGACAAGGCCGAGTTCCTTGGTCATCGAGTTCTGATTGACGGTTTCGGCGACCTTGACATTGCCCGCCTTGGCGAAATCTTTGCGGGCGACCCGACGTATCATGAACCGTCTCAGGATGAGCTTACGGCTCTTAACGCAATCCCGGCAGTGATTGTTGACAAGGATTGGTTCATGGTTTTCGATATGCTGACGCAGTTCACTGAACAGTATAACGGTCAGGGCCTTTACTGGAACTATTTCTACCACGTGTGGAAAACGTTTTCGGTGTCCCCGTTCGCTAACTCTGTTCTGTTCGTTCCGGGCACTCCGTCGGTCACTTCCGTTGCTGTGTCCCCGGAGACTGCATCCGTCCCCAAAGGCGGTAGCGTGTCTCTTTCCGCTGTTGTTGAGACTGAATACTTCGCTCCGCAGACGGTTGTGTGGACGAGCAGCGCAGAGGATGTTAAAGTTTCTGCTGCCGGTGTTGTCACGGTCGATGCAGACGCAAAGTCCGCTACCGCGACGATTACCGCAACTTCCGCTTTCGACGCGACGATGAAAGCGACGTGTACGGTTACTATTAAGTAACTAAGTTACAGACGAATGGCTACGGCGTTAAAATAGTAGTCGGGTGGGTAGGCGGGAATTTTTTAAAGGCAGGTGGTTTCATGTCGATGATTGTTCCGAATTCAGAGGTATTCATTCTAAAGAATGTCCCTCTTGAACCGTCATTCGACCATACCATTTGGTTTGATAGCGCAGACCAGCAAGCTACGGCATTTACTACATATACGCTTGCGTATTATTTTGATAAAGTTTCATATCAGCGTTATCCTAGGCCATACATTACCTTGGACAAAACTGTCGATGAACTGCTCGGCTGCAATTACCTGATGTTCCGTAATACCGGTTATGGAGAAAAATGGTTTTATGCGTTCATTACGCAGGTTGAATATATCAGTAATACCACTTCGCGCATTTACTATACGATTGACCCCATGCAGACGTATTTGTTCGACGTTAATGTTGAGCAGTGCTTTGTTGAGCGTGAGCACGCCATGACTGACGCGATTGGTGACAACCTCATCCCCGAATCTTTTGAACTTGGCGAATATGTGTATGATGCTGATTATTTTCCGAATCTTTTCTTAAAAACTAATTATGTAATTTGTATTCTAGCTACATGGAAAGCCGTTTATGAAGATAACAAGTGGGTCATTAAAGATGCTTCTACCGGCGGCGTCGGCGGCGTGGATAGTGGCATTTATACCGGCCTGACAAAGAATCTTTGCGAATATGACCCAGCCAACCCTAAAGCTTGTACTGAAAAAGCGAACGCTATTATTGAGGCCGCTACGAAAGCAAATAAAGCGGACGGCATTGTTAGTATTACGATGTACCCGAAGTTTTTCATGAATTGGTCAATTACCGGCGATTTGGCTACCGGCCTTGTCCCGCATACTGTTGATTCTATTCCAGCTTTCACCGGCACGTTTGACGGCTACAGGCCAAAAAACAATAAACTATATACTGCTCCATTTTGCGGGGTGTATGTCGATAATCTTCAAGGCAATGCGGCGAACTATGCTTATGAATACTTCTCAAATAGGAAGCCAACATTTAACATTGTAGGCGTAGTAAACGGCAATCTTGAATGTGCGTCTATACCCCTTAACTATAAAGGGCTTCCAACAAACTTTCAGGAATCGCTTATTATGGGCGGTTTTCCGCAATGCGCGTGGAATGTTGACACTTTCAAGGCGTGGATTGCGCAAAACAAGTATGCTATTGCTGCTGGAGTTGCTAATACTGCTATTGATACCGTTAAACAAGTTGCAGGTGCAGTTGCTGGCGCGGGTTTGGCTAGTGCCGCCACTGGCGCAGCGGCTCAGGCCGGCAATGTTTCACAATTTGCTGGGGGTTATGCCAATCAGATGGCGGCTCAGCAGAATTTGGCAGAAGTAAATGCAGCTACTTCTGGCGATGTTCTAAGTAAAACAATCAACTTGGTTGCTCAGGTTAAGACAGCATCCACTCAGCCAAATCATGCCCGCGGTCAGCAGTCCTCTAGCGTGTTTTGCGCTATGGGTTATCAAGGCTTCCACTATATGCCTTACCGCATTAAAGGGCAGTTTGCCCGAATCATCGACGATTTCTTTTCCATGTACGGTTACAAGACGAACCGCCTTAAAGTCCCTAACCGCAACGGCAGAAAAGCATGGAATTACGTCAAGACTTGTGGCTGTACTCTTACAGGCAGTGCTCCCGCAGACGCGACCGCCGCGCTTGTGCAGATTTATGACCGCGGTATTACTTTCTGGCGCTGCATTGACCTGTCTGCCGGAAACCCGTTTACGCGCGTAGGCAACTACTCGCTCGATAACTCGCTTTAAGTAGGTGATAACAATTTGAGTAAACCATACCGAAACCCTAAAGGCTCTCACTCGCGCCAGTTTTGGGAAACGGCCTACGATAACACAACCCGGTATCAGTTTTACTTCAACAAGCTAACGGAAATTTCAACCTCTTTGTTCACGTGGGAAAATCTCCCGCCGAGCGTTGACCCGCGCTTTTTGGAGTTGTGCCTGTTTTCTACGGGCTGTGCCGTTTTCTTCAAAGATGATGTTCTTTCAGAAGCAGCGCGACTAGAGGGCAAGGAAGATTATGACAAGCAAGGCTATCTTGCTTTGCGCGTTATGGCGAATGGCCCGTTTGATGTGTACAACACACCAATCAACCGAGTGGCATACGCTTCAAGCGTTGGTAAGAACCAATGGAAATTGGACAACACCAATTCTGTTCTTATCTGGAATAACCGCCTTAGACTTCCGTCCGCTTATGAGGCTTGGATTTACGCTCACCGCCTAGAAAACATTGACCGCGATGTTGATGTTAACGCAGCGGCGCAGAAAACTCCGGTCATTGTTACGTGCCCCGAATCTCAGCGCTTGACGTTTAAGAATCTTATGATGCAGTATGACGGAAATGTCCCCATTATTTTTGGCGACAAAGACCTGAATCTGAATAACATTCAGGTGCTTAATCCCGGCGTCCCATATACGGCGGCAGAACTGCAAGACCTTAAACGTGAAATCTGGAATGAAGCGCTCTCAATGCAGGGCGTACCGAACCTTACCATTTCTAAACGCGAGCGGCTTGTCACTGATGAAATCCAACAGGCAACTGCTGGCACGTCAGCTTGCCGAATGTCAAAGCTAGAAGCCCGTCAGCAAGCCGCCGAGCAAATCAATAAAATGTTCGGGCTTAACATTAAAGTTTCCGTTAATTCTCTTTATACGTCTGGCATTTCCGACGATGATGGAAACACCGTTAACGATTGGCTCGACCCGAATTCTGATAGTGGCGGGGGTGAATCGAAAGAATGAGTTTGTATACGACGCAGGTAAGATTCATTTGTGAATCTCTGGTAGATGATACTGCCAAAACCATTGACGAAATAATTGGCGTTGCCGCTCCTAAGATGTTCCCCATTGGTAGCACGGGTAGAGAAGATTCACCGTTTAAGCGCTGCGTCATTCCGTGGGAATTTGTTGATGGGCCTACCACCTATTATATTTGTAAGCGTATCCTTGCCCACTATTATACCCGTGAAATCGGCTGGGAAACGGCGGCACTTTGGGTGTTCCACATGAATGAGCAGCTTGCCGAAATTACGCCATACTATACGCAGCTTGTCAAGTCTACCTTCAACAGCATTCGTGATTTTACGGCTGAGGACATTGAAGCGTTGTATGGTGACACCGATCTTGTACGCACATTCACAGGTGACTATAACAACAAGGCTCTTGGTGGCAGCACAAATAACAACACTATCACTGCCGACAACTATAATCTCGACAGCGACACACCGCAGAACGGCCTTGTGTCCGTGAAACCCGCCGAAGATTCCGCTGGCATGGCGTACCTGTCCTATGCTCGCCGCGCGTTGGTTGACCAGAAGAACGACAACACAGAATCGCATAATGAAACGTCTGACAGAAAAGCCAACACCACGGAGACAATCAAAGGTAAATCTGGCGGCAAGGCTAGAATTGAACTTATGAAAGATGTTGCTAATACGCTTGTTAATATTGAGCGCAAAATGATTGGCGAACTTTCAACCGAATTTATGAACGTATGGTAAAGGAGTGAAGTTATGGACACAGTTAATATGTTGAATACCATGAGATTTTACTGCCAGCCCATTCTCCCGCTTGTGTATGACGAAAGCATGAGCTACTATGAAACCCTTTGTAAGGTAGTTGGTCAGCTTAACACCACTGGCGACGCAGTTAATAAACTTAACGAGGGTTTGAGGAACGAAATCGCTGATAGACAGGCAGCAGACGCTGCGCTTGATGAGCGCCTGAAAAAGATTGAAAGCACAAACGCAAAAATTCATTTCATGGCTTTTGCCGGTACGCCTCCGCATAAGGCTAAACCTGTTCTAGCCATGCCGACAAGAGACGAATTGCGTCAGTGGGTAAGAGATAGGGGCATGATTTGTACCCTATTGGAAACCACCGATGAAGGGCGTAATATAGTATATGCTGCGTCATGCGCCTATAATGCCCCAAATTGGGAAAATGCATCATTTGATGGCTTTAATATTATCGTCCCTATCAGTACAACTTACGACAGCGAAGGAGACTACGCCGTTCGTCAGAAAATTGCAAAAATCACGATTCCGCCCGCTTCTGCGGCTTCTCTTGATGAGGAATGGGGTTTGCAGATTATCGAGATTAACACCCCGTATACCTCTGCCGAGGGTATTGTTAATTTTACTGCCACATCGGACGGTGAAACTGTAACAGCTAATATCACCCCAGCAGACTTTATCAGGATGTTCGATGCAGCTAGCGTTACAAGCAAACTTTGTGTCGGCGTAAACGCTAGACTGAATTACAATGCACTTGAACTTGGCTCTAGCGTGGCGACTGTTTATGACAATTCCACGGCTAAACGTGAGGTTAGAATTACCTTTATGCCCGACCCTCACGCGGGACGGCGCGACTATGTTCCTAGCGAAATCTTTGATATAGTAAATATTGTCGGTGACAAGGATGCAAATACGTGGAAGATTGAAACATTCGGCACTGAACTGTTTGATTTTCAGAGATATGAAGGTTTCCGGTTTACTAGAAAGGCCGGAGACATTATTGAAGCGGCCGAAGATTGCGACCCCGCAAGTGTAGCGCGGTATTATAATAACTTCCATGGTTTCCATGGTAAGGACTATCAGAACTTGCCTGTTCGCTTGATTGATACGGTCGATAATGCAGATTACTGGAACGGAACATTTGATATGTACGGCGATAATCACATGACGTTTACTTTCGTCACGTCCAATTACGATACGGCTTCCGATAAAATGCTTGTTCGCATTATCGAGCTTTCTGCTCATGTTAATGACGCGGCATGGAAGTATGGGGTGAAGGAATTTGACCCCATTACTGTAACTTCTACCAAAGTTACATCCTTGGGCTACGATGCGTCAGAAGGCGCGACAAAATGGACGGTTATTTTTGACGAAAGTTTTGATTCCATTCTTGCGAACCTTGCGGCGAACAAGCCGATGAAATTCAATATTACTTTGCCCGACAGCACTACCGGCTTGTCTGTTTCGTTTAATACTGGCTATGTGTCAGCAGCTAATGACAGTGTCTATATTTTTACAGGTACAGTTGTTAATTCTCCTGTCACGCTGAGTATTACTAAGCTTGGCTCTGCCACTGTGTATTTGTATGAGTCCTATCTCCCAAGCCCGAACCCGGACGACTCCGACAGTGGAAAGATTTTGTCCGTTAATGGCCACAAGTGGGAAATGCAAAAGCCCTCGACCGTTTCTCTCGAGGATGGTGCTGTGACCACACAGAAACTTGCGGACAGGGCTGTCACTGATGCCAAACTCGCAGACGGCGCAGTGACTACACCTAAAATTGCTGATAAGTCTGTGACTGATGCCAAACTCGCAGACGGCGCAGTGACTACACCTAAAATTGCTGATAAGTCTGTGACTGACGCCAAACTCGCGGACGGCGCAGTGACTACACCTAAAATTGCTGATAAGTCTGTGACTGACGCCAAACTCGCGGACGGCGCAGTGACTACACCTAAAATTGCTGATAAGTCTGTGACTGACGCCAAACTCGCGGACGGCGCAGTGTATGGCTCTAAGATTAAGGTTGGCGGCATGAGGAGCGACGCGTCAGAACGGTGGTCGCCTACGGTAATTCTTTCAAAATCCGGAAAGGTTACAATTAGTGACAAATACTTATACTATTTTCCGGGGCTTGATGCCGTTTATTTTAGCTTGACGCTGAGCGGCTTTGAGGACGCTGACATTGCAAGTGTTACAGGCATCGACATGAACGTTTCTGCCCTGATTAACGGAATCTCACTTCTACCCAAAATTGATGTTGGGTTTCCTGCGCAATTCTTTGTTCAGTCCGTGAGCGGCCTTTCTCCCCACTCTATGGTTTCCCCCGCCTATCTTAACGAAAATGGTATGCTTGGCATAGTCCTGACCGAAGACGCGCCGGGAGCTGTAACGTCCTATGCCACGATTAGCGGGTGGTATCTTGCTAATAATCATACAGACACCCCCCTCCCCCTTCCGTCTTACGCAAACGGAAATGAGGTGGCTTATTGATGGCGAATAAGTTGTACGAAGAATCATCCGTACAAGTCATTGCAAATGCTATCCGGGCTAAAAACGGAACTACAACGAAATACAAAATTGGAGAAATGGGGGGCGCTGTGATGGGCATTACTGGCGCGGAGGATGTTGAGTGGCATCAATGCCCAGAGGCAGTACGTAATTATCTGGCGAATGTTACGTACAACCCCGATGATTATAGCACATCCGAAATTGCGACTTATGCCCCGGCAACAGCAGTTGTAAGTAATTACAAGCCGATTGGAAAGACTGTTGGCAGCATTACATACTTCAATGAAGTGCCTAATGTGCTTACGCCATTTGCTGGTGGCGGTGCGGCTGGAACTCTAAAGCCACTTGACTTTTTGCGCTGGATTCGCGCACGGGACAACTCCGCTGAGGCGTGGAATGTCCGCGACCTTGGCGGCTGGGCTTGCGATGGTGGCACGGTAAAATATGGGCTGCTGATTAGAGGCGGGCGCATCTCTTCCGCAGACCGGCATGTGCTTGTCGGGCAATTAGGAGTACAGCATGAAATTGACCTCAGGGGCAAAGAAGGGCGTGACCCATCCGACGGAGAAGTTGCGACAGAATCGCCCCTCGGTAGCGACGTGTGGTTTACGATCGCTGACAAGGCGGCATCCTACACTTTGACCCCGGTTGCAACATGGCAGCTTTATCTTCGCTGTGTAATCGACGCAGTTACGCATCGTGAGCCGGTATATTTTCACTGCACAGCGGGCGCAGACCGTACAGGCACTCTCGCGTGTGTGCTAGAGGGCTTGCTCGGCATGAGCCAGTCTGATATTGACAAGGACTATGAGCTGAGTTGCTTTTATAGCGGAACGGGGACAGACGCTCTTGCTCGTAGGCGTAACGAACCGGAGTGGAGAGGGCTTATCAACGCAATCGAAGCAGTTTCGGGGGATAGCTTCCGCGACAAATGCGTCCACTTCGCCGTTGGAACGTGCGGAATGTCGATGAGCGATATCAACGCCTACCGCACGGCCATGACCAGCGGAACGCCTGAAACGCTGCACTGGTATCAGCCGATTTCCAAAAATCTTACTGGTTGTACGCTTAGCAACGCCGCGTCTCAGGTTGACTACGGCGAAGCGTACACTGCGATTATCGCAGCAGACAGCGGAAAGACGATTGATTCAGTTGTAATCAAAATGGGCGGCGTGGATATCACGTCCACCGTTTACTCGGCTGTAAGCGGTGCAATCAACATCGCCAAGGTTACTGGGCCGGTCACAATTACCGCATTGGCATCTGTGCCGACTGTGCTCTATAATGTCACGCGCAATCTCACCAACTGCGCATCGTCCAACGTGGCAAATACCGCCGCAGAGGGTTCAGCCTACACAACGACGCTATCACCGACGGGAACTTACAAAAAGCTTGGCGCAATCACTGTCAGGATGGGCGGCACGGACATTTCTGCGACGGCGGTGTCTGGCAGTACCGTGAACATTGACAATGTGACTGGTGATATCACAATTACTTGCGCGGCAGTCATCACAAATATCATTGATACCATTGGAATCTCTGGTGATACGCGACTGAGCGCGGGCAGCGGAACGAATAAGCCCCAGTCTGGCTGGGCGACAATCGGTGCAAATATGGACGCATCAAGTATGATTCACTTGAACCCGGGGGATGTTCTCCGCATCAAGGGCATGAATCTCCCCGCGTCCAGTGATTCTAACAGTATAGCTGTGGCGTATAATGAAACGGCTACATTTATTAGTGCTGGTTATATTTATAATGGTTACGTTTGGAGTCAGCTTAGTTTTGCCAGCAGCGGAGACACCGTAACTATAACGTCGCCCGTTGAGCATTTCATCCGAGTAAGTCTAGCCTGCGCTGACACGTCGGCTGTAATTGCCACTATCAACGAGCCAATCCCTTAATAAGAAAGGATGTAAGTTACAAATGACTACGGCAAATCTTCGTGACTTGCTTGTTGCAACTGCCCGTGCCTACATGGGCGCGAACACTTACAACGGGCAGAAGCAGGAAATTATTGATATCTACAACAAAAATCAGCCTAGACCCAGAGGCTACAAAGTGCAGTACAGCGACGCATGGTGTGCTACATTCGTCAGCGCTATGGGGTACATTGCGGGATTTTCCCGCATTGTATTCCCGGAGTGCTCTTGTCCTGAAATGATTACCAAATATATGTTTGCCAACTGCTGGGAAGAGCGAGACGATTATGTGCCGAAGCCGGGGGACATTATCTTCTACGACTGGGATGATAGTGGCCACGGCGACTGTACTGGTGTGCCCGACCATGTTGGTATTGTTGAAAGCTGCAATGGCTACAATATCACAGTTATCGAGGGAAACAAGGGCGACGCGGTTGGCAGACGGAATTTGATTGTCAACTCCCGCTACGTGCGCGGGTACGGCGTGCCGAATTATTCGCTGCTTGCTGATGAGAAAGACGAACCTGAAAGTGAGGAAGATGAAATGGTTTATCACAATCTGAATGAAGTTCCCGATTGGGGGAAAGATACTATCAAGGCTCTCTGCGATTGCGGTGCTCTTGGTGGTGTCGGTAATGGCGACCTTAACCTGAATGAAACTCTGCTTAGAGCGCTTGTTGTAATGAAGCGCTATATGGATAGGAAGTAAGCCAAAATGGAAAGCAAGTATTATGATGGCACAAAGCTGCTAAGTCTGCTAGACATTGACGGGAACAAGCCCGAAATCTATATCTGCACAAGCAACAGAAGTGCGGGCAAAACCACATGGTTTAATCGCTATGTTGTGCGTAGGTATCTTAGAGGCAAGGGAAAGTTCTGCCTGATTTATCGCTACAAGTATGAATTGCAGGATTGCGCGGACAAGTTCTTCAAGGAAATTGGTGCGCTATTCTTTCCGGGGTATACGCTCACGCAGCAAATGTCTGAAAGCAAAGCCTTTGTCCATTTGATGCTTGCAAAAGACGGCGGTGAAGCTGAGTGTTGCGGTTATGCCGTGGCACTCAACTCCGCCGAACAGGTAAAGAAATATTCGCACTACCTGAACGACACGACTGTTCTGTTGTTCGATGAATTCCAAAGCGAAACAGGGGTGTACTGCCCTAATGAAATGAATAAGTTCATTTCAATTCACAAGTCCATTGCGAGAGGCGGCGGCGAACAGAGTAGATACGTGCCTGTAATTATGATTAGTAACCCGGTTACTGTTCTGAATCCGTATTACTCTGCTATGGGAATCAGCAGCAGACTGAATGATAAGGTGAAGTTCATGCGCGGACATGGTTTCGTGCTGGAACAGGGCTACAATGAAAGCGCCGCAAAGGCACAGGCCGAAAGCGGATTCTCTAAGGCGTTCAGTAATACCGCATACATCGGATTCTCCGATAGCGGTAAATATCTTAGTGATAATCAGGCGTTTGTCGAAGAAATGACCGGCAAGAATGTGTACCTATGCACGATTAAATATCACGGGAATGAGTATGGCGTGAGAGAATACCCGGAAGCAAATAAGTTTGGCAGTATGCTTTACTGTTCGCCCTCTGTTGACCATACACACCCCATGAAAATCACAGTCAACACAGACGACCACGATGTTGACTATATTCTCGGCGGCGGTTATGATAGCCTCATTGCACTGCTGAGACACCAGTTTGAAATGGGCAGATTCAGGTTCAAAAACCTTGAAAGCAAAGAAGCCCTTGTGAAAACAATCTCCTGTTGAGGTATCTGCACCGCGTCCCTGTTGTGCCACGACGAGAGGCTACCGGGTGAAACCGGCTCGGCGTAGGTTATCGGTATTAGCGACCGCGCAGCAGCAAGCAGTGTTTTAGATATAGTTATACCCCCTATCGTATTGGTAGGGGGTGTAATTTTTATTCGTCTGTTTTATTGCCTATTACATCCACAAGGTCAACGAAATTGCTAATGCTAAACCTGTTGGAATACTAATTTTCATATTTTTTAACCCTCCTTAAATTGAAATGTTGTATCTACAAGCACGATACCGCCCGGAATTCTCTTTGGGCGCAGCTTGCCCGGAACGCATAGCCCTACCTTGAAGTCCTCAATAGTTCTTCGCTCAGATAGGAATTCTCGTTCCATATCATTTTCAGGCTCGACACCTTCATCTTCGCCGCACGACTGCAAGAACAGCTTCTTGCTACGCTGAGGCATGCCCGCGCACTTCAAGTCATAATGCGGCTTCACTTCTTCATGGTTCTCTTTAACTACGTGTTCGACGTAGGTTTTCTGCCGCTGGAACAGCCCGTAATCCCATTCGCTTTCACATTTCCAGCAGCCATAGGTACGTGGGTGCTCTGTAATTCCTTTCACTTCTTCTGGGCTGCAATTCAGATGTATGCTGTCGGTATCTGCATAGCAGAAATGTTCATAATTTGCTTGTGCGGCGCGTATGGTATAACAGCGGGCATAGCTAGTAATGGCCGCGCCGATAGCAATGTAGCCGGGGGTTTTATCCTGCGCGTAATTAGGGTAAAAGCCGATAGATGTATCATCCTTTACATATGCCACTTTGAAACTACTATCCGGTGAAGCAGCGGTTTTGCCATAAAGATTGTTAGAGAATAGCTTTGCGAGATACCGAATACCGCCTGTGCTGTTTTCCTTAATCTCTCTATATTTGTTAAGATACTGGTCGAATACACGCCTCCTTGTATAAAAATAGCAACCATCAAGAATTTCCAAATCAAACACGTCATAATGTTCTCTGAATAGCTCATAGTCAGTGCAAGTCATTGTGAGCGTTACGATTGGTTTTACTTTCTCTCCGTCGCAATTTATAATGGTATCGTGATATATACCTGTGCGCGGATTATACACATCGGATGTTTTCAGCCACTCCGTGCCCTTATACAATGGATTGCCTTTGATTTGAACCGTAGGCAAATAACCATTGCGCAATTTGAAACGGCATTTGAAGCGGACAAAATAATAGTATGGCCCATAGCTGCTCTCCGGGCCCCATTCTTTCTTAGCCATTCCACAACACTCCGGTATATAGTTGCCGCTCCAAAACGTGGGCAAATCTTCCGGGTAGGCATTACCGGACATACTGTGCATTACATAAGGGTACAAGGAGTTCACGTCAAATGTGCAGCCTCTAGGTTGAGGCTCACCAGCAAACTTAGGGTTAACATAGCACCAGCCGCCTTTATATGCACGCTGGATATATCGGCCAATGCACGGAGAACCATATATTTCTTCATCAATATGACGTTTCCATAAATTTGGATAGCAATCTTTGTAACGGGAGTCCCCGCCCAGCGTTTTCTTCCACTCGTCAAAGCAGCACGAACCAATGGTAAGTCTAGTGTGACCCTCAGCAAATGTTGTTTCAAGACACTCTTTCAGAACAAGCACGTCGTTTGCAATATACTCATATTCTTCCGGGCTAATGAAGCCGCCCGCATGACGTTCACCCTTATATTCCATTTCAAGTTTTTGGTGCTTTGTCTTGAAAGATTCACCCAACTTTTTAAGCGAAAGCGGGAGCAGCTTTAGGCTATCACGAATTTCGAGAATCTTTCCGTTCGCACCCTTAATTACTATACTGTACCAAACACCTTGTTTGTCGGCAATCATATACTTAATGCTTTTCGCGGGCATTTCCTTGTCATTCGACCAGACTGTGCCCTCAAATTGGCTTTCACCGGTATGAGTATATGCCTGTTTCCAACCTAGTTGTGAAATAAAATAGTCAAGGATAAAAGCGCCGTCGAATTTCAGGTTATGGAAGTATAGGATTTGGCGCCGGGCATCATGTGAAAACATATCGTCGAAGAATTCACTGATTGACTTACAAACAGTTACTTGCTCTGACTTTCCGCCTATTTCGACATACGCAGCAGACCAAACTTCCGTATATTCCTGACCCTCGAAAACGCTTGTTTCAAAATCACAGGCATAGCGGGGAACAATAGCCCGTGGTTCAATCTGCTGTTTTTTCTTTTTAGTCATCGTAAAATTCGCCCCAATCAATGCTATCATAGTCATTTGCATAGTGATAAATTTGTTCGTCTGACAACCGCATCTCTTCGGGCAACCATGCCTGCATTTTACCGATGTAGGCAAGAGCGTCATGTTCGCGGTATTTCACGGAATAGTCGGGCAGACCATCTTCTTCAAGGCCGCGCTTAATCATTTCTGCAACTTGTCTTACACTTCGCGTATCAAGTAACGAATTGAACCACGCTAAGAGCAAATACGCCCCTTGCGATTCATACTTCTTGCCGGGGGTGATAAATTCTTTAAGGAATTGGCGGTAATTTTCGATAGTCAACTGAGCTTCCGAAATGCTATCAATTTCACGGATGTATTCATGCGTAAAGCCCTTTAGTTCTTCGGCAGTATAGTCCTTGATATGCTCATAAGCATAACGCGCGTGCTTTGAAATAGCATAACCTTCTTTCTCAGAATATCGAATTCTAGCTTTGAAATTTTTGGCTTGCTTTTGCCATTCGGTTAAGGGTTTTCTTTTACGCGCCATTGTTATTCACCGCCCTTTTTGCAATTTCTTTCAAGCAGAGCCATCCACTCACAGTTTATGGGGCAATCTTCATTCGGGTATACCTGGGTGCACATATCGCATATTATAGCCTTAGCTAATTTGAAGTCCACATATTCAGCCATCGCCGTTACCGTCCGTTAGCCAGCCTTTCCAGCATTCAAGGCAAGGCCGGCCGTCGCAATCTTCATAAGCAAGCCGAATGCACTGGTCAACTGTCACGCAAGGCGGACAAGAGTGCTCGATTATCTCCACAAGTTTATCCGTGGGAATATAAACATAAGAAGGGTTATTCATAATTATCCTCACTTTCTTTAGAGAGCCATTTCAACCAACAGGCGCGGCAGGTGGCTATACAAGAACCGTCATACACGCCATCATCTCTAAGCATACATGCGCCGTCTACTCGCAAATCAACCGGACAACCAGTTATTGCCAACAAATCAAGCTTTTCTTCGTTTATATCGAAAATCATACTAGCGTAAATCCTTTCTTTGATTCTACTATATCAAAAATGGCATAATATTCGTTTTTGCTGATTTCGCCTTTTACCTTACGCGAAATAATATCTCCATTCGTGCAATCAATAGCGCGAGCCATAAGATTTCCAATACCATAGCAATATTTATAGCACTCCTGAATGATTTCATAAGCGCGTTTAGTCCCTAATGATTTTTCAAGGCCAATCGAAAAGTACACATTCGACTTGCTGCGCATCGCTCTCTGTAACGAACGCCATCCGGCATCCAAATACGCCATTAGAAACTTGTCATAATAAATTGACAATCTCAAAATGTTGTCGTCCTCTGACATAACCGCGCTAATCTCTACGTGCTCTCCAAGTTTATCGCGCGGGAACGGTTGAATGTTTCGGTTTTTACGGAAAATATAGATTGCGTCGTTATAATCACTTGCATCAAAGTTTGACAAACACCGTGGCGGCACGTCGGGAAACGGGCACTCAAAACATGATTTTGCGTATTTACAAGACGACAAGCCTATCACCAACCAATCAACATAGGGACGAAAACACAAATAGCCACAAGCAACGCACCAATAGCGGAACAAATAAGGTATTCAAGGAACGTTTTCATGGTTATACACTCCAATCTTAAAATGAAGCGGGCGAATGTGGTTTACACGCGCCCGCTAGTTTGATTACTTCTGATACGTTTTCTTTTTGGGCGTGTCAGCAGACTGTGGCTTGCTTCCGCAGAATTCAGCATTTGTGACCTGAACATTCCACGACGAATGTTTTTCGCCGCCCTCATCCTGCCAAACGTCGCAACGCATTTCGCCACTAAGAAGAATTTCCTGTCCTTTCTTGAAATGCTCATTCACGAATTCAGCTGTAGAGCGCCACGCGGTGCAGCGGAAAAAGTCCGCTTCATCACGATTGAACGTCCGGTCAACAGCTACGGCGAAATTTGCAACAGGGACGCCGTTCATAGTTTTGCGCATTTCAGGGTCAGCAATGAGACGGCCTTTGATAACGATATTATTCATAATCTTTTTTTCCTTTCCGCCCGTATAGCCGATAGCGCAGCTATGAAATTTTCTAATCAGGCGATTTCGGCTGCAAGGCGCACGAACGTGTCAACCGGCATGGAGTACGTGCGTTCCACATCGCTGATAACGTCATACTCACCAAGGAATTTAACGTTATACGTGCCGCAACGCTTCTTGAGCTCCGCACGGATAGCGGCAGCGCCCACGTCAACAATGTTTTCCGTGCGTGTTTCAAAGCCGTTTTCGGTCTTGACGGGAAACTCGACGGTCAGCGTGCGAATGGTTCTAGTGATGTTTTTCATAGCTTTTTCCTTTCTGCGCCTATTCGGGCGGCGCGGCCCTCTTTTAATATTGAGCATTTCCATCATCAGGCAGCGGCGCTCATCTCGCTACGACGTTCCTAAAAAGGAACGTTTCGGATTTAAGATTAGTCTCGCCAAAATACTTCCACGTCGAACGTGTCAGGGGAGTCGGATTCACAAACGTTCATTGCGTTCGGAAAACCAAAAGCGACACAATCCCACTGAAAGACTTCATTTTCAAGGAGCGTTTTGCGCGCAGCGCCATCCCCATAAATATACGTCCCGTTCTGATTTGCAGTTACAATTTCGTGGTCAATTTCAGCAATTTCAAGCGTATACACGCGGCGACGTTCGGTTGTAAGGTTGCCATATTTCATGTAAATTATCCCACCTTAATTAAAATACCGTGTCAACGACGGCCAAAATAGTTACCCACAAATCGATGTATTGCGTGCTCCAGCCGGAATAATCTCCCTTGTCGAATTCGGCTTTACCGGTGATAACATAACCTACTTGCTTTACACTCCCGCCGGGCATGTCAACAAACATTGCGGACTTGTTTTTAATAGCGTTGTCAGAAACGTTTACAATCCTTTGTTCGTTAACGCGCTCACGATAAACCGACAGGGCTAGCTCCACAGTGTCCGCGTTTATACACATCTCCGGGACGCTGTCCTTGTCAATAAACCATTTTTTGCAGTTATAATCTTTCATTGTGGTTTTAGTTTTGAAAATGTAGCACATATTATATTCCCCTCTTTCTTTTGGTTTTGGCGCCACTCTGCATTTATCCGGGCTTGTGGCCGGCCGATATAACCGGGATGCATTAACGCCGGGAAGGCGTTTAAACAGGCATGAGCAAAACTTCATCCGCTGCATAATACGCGCCGACATGGAGCGCCCGCCATTGCTTTGCTGTTAGAGCCGGGAAGCGCAGTTGCTTCAAGAATTCGTTAACATGGCGCAAGGTGGTTGCACTATAACTATCCCAACGCTTGCTAATATAAGCAACGCCGTCCCTAACCTTTACATTAAGAACCGGGCTATCATATGAAATCAAACGATAGTAACGCCAATCGCTCAGCTCATACTCATAAACGTACGCCTTGCCGTAAAATGATTTCTGGTTAGTGTGCATGGGCTCCAAATTATACTTTTTCATTTTGCAATCTCCTTTTCTGCCAGAACCGTTATATAATCAAAAATAATATTGCCGTTCCGGGTAATGTGATACGTTACTTTCCGCGGGGCGTTTTGATAATTCAAAAAACCATAAGCGCAAGCCGCGTTAGTGGCGGTTTTGCCTACAAGCGTTTCCCCTCTTTCGTTTGTAAATACCCCATAATAACGCGGATTCCCATAGTAAGAGCAGTTCAATCTTTCATAGTAGGATAATTTCCCAGTGAATTCTTTTCTTTTCATAATTTTTTCATTCCTTTTTCTATTAAATTCAGGAAGCCGGGCTATTCTTTATTGATTACCCCCCCTATCCCCTTTGCAAT